GCCTACGTCCGCAATGGCCCGCCCGCGTTCGCCCTCGATGGTCCCTTCCCGCACACCCAGCCGCTCGCCGCCGAACGGTGATGCAAGCCGCGCCTGTTCTGAAGAACGGTCAAACGAACGGTTCAGGTCCGTGGTCGTGGCGTCGATCACCTGCTCGGTGTACGGGTCCTGATACCGCTGCATCATGATCGACGGGTCCGCCGCCGAGTTCATGGCCGCCGTATATGCCGCGCCCGCGTTGTTCAGGCCCATGCTCAGAGGCCCGCCAAGCCCGCGCACGGTGCCGAACGCCGCCTGCTGGTCCGGCGTGAAACCCGCAATCCGCTGGCCTTCATAGGGGATATATCCACGGTTCGCGATGGTCCCTGCAATCGCAAGGTTCTGGTCAACGAAATCGCGATACCGCTCCGGAATATCGGACGATGTTTCAACCGTATCGTTTCCGCCACCGAACATCGCTAGATCTCCTTCTTTAATAGAGCGTGCGGCTCTCTGTAGTCGTCAAGCACCCGGACCCAGCCACGCCGTCCGATAATCTCAACCGCCGCGCAGCCCTTGGCTTTCGCCCATTTCTCGACTGTCGGAAGCATTTCGCCTTGCAACTCACCAAGCTCGCCGCCCGCCATCCAGATCCGGCAGACCTTCTTGCGCGGATACACGACAAGCTCTGTCACCAGCGCGGACTTCTCACCGCACCACAACTGCGCCTTGCCCTGGGCAACAGCCTCTTGAACGTCTTCCAGGCTGTGCGTGTCCTGTCTGCTCACCGCGCGGTCTATCAGCGACCACGCCATGTCAGGCGTCACCGACGCGCCCCTGTCGGCAACACGTCAAACATGATCCTGCCCAAGCGCCCTTCGGTCGGCACGGACACCCAATCGAAGCGCCCACCAACCTGCCGAGCTGTCACCCGGAAATCCAGCTTTTCCGTGGAACTATCGAACGTTCCGATTTCCTCGGTCGTCTCCGTTCCCTGCGGCCATTTACGATGCTTCAGGGTCAGTTTCACGCCACCGGACAGGTCCGCCACGTCAGGCACGAACCGGCGCACCATGATCAGGTTTTCGCCCTCCGCAACGTCCATCAGCCCGAACTCGACAAACGCATCAAAGCCGGAACCGTTGGCCGTGTTGCCCTTCTCGTGGATCTTGATCGTTCCATCCGAGTGAACCGCCACCGGGAATTCGTAAACCCCCCGCTCCTGCCAAGCAGTTATGGGAAATGTGCCCGTGGTCCAGTGCAATTCAGCGTAGTTGAACGCCACATATCGGGCGTTCTCGTTGTTGTCCTTGTCCGGGTAGAACCACCAGACTTCATTGAACTTGTCGTTGATGCCCGCGTAAATCAGGTCTTCCTGCAACCCGGCGAGGTTGTCGAAGAAATCATCCCGATCAGGGCATTGGATCGTGATCGGCGCACCACCCTGCCACATCATGAACTCGCGGCTGGATGCGAGCCAAAACACCTGCCCGCTATCGCCCGCCCGCGCAAAGGCATTCGGGCCGATCAATCCGCATGACGTGCCGACCAGCGTGGGCCGGTAAACCGTGTCGATGTCCGCAAGATACTGCATTTGATACAGCGCGGTATCGGTCCAGACCAGAGACACGAACGGCATGGATACGCCGTTGATGATCCGCGACCCTTCCGCAAGCCGGAAGCCACCGGCTGAATTCGTGCTCGTCGGTGTCCAGTCGTTTGTTGTGAAGCCGCCTTCGATCTTCGCCCATGCCACCCGCATCGGATCGAACGTGGATGTGGATGCATCCTCAGTCCCGAGAGCCACAAGAAACCGCTCGGGCGTGACCATGTGGGCAAGGTTCTCCTGCGGCGCGTCAGTGGCCGCAATTGCCGCCATCTTCTGCGACGGGACACCCTGCCATCGGTAAAGCACGCTGTTGCGATAATTTGCCACCAGGTCTTCACCGAAATTGTTCATGACCCATATGCGGGCGCGGAGATCGGTCTCTCCGGACGGGAGCGAGTACGATCCGCCCGAATACGTCCCGGTCGAATAGCCCGCCTGCGCCGTCGTGTTCTCTCTGCCGGGGTTGATCGCGTATTCGTATGTGATGGTTCCGCCACCCGCCGATGCCGTGGACGTGGCCGCGCTCGCCGCCTCAATCGTATAGGTGTCATCATCAACAACGGTGACGGAATACGCTTTGAGGCCGGTATATGTCGGCGTGCCGCCACCCGTCGCACTCGATGTCGCCGCCGTGGCCTGCGTGATCAGGAGCGTATCAACGTCGAGGACAACCACCGTGTGCGTGGTGTTGATATTGGCCGACGCGACCCCACCCACCGCCGTCGCGCTGGCGAACGTGATCCGGTCGTGCGTATCAAGACCGTGCGCCGTCTCCGTGACGATCAGCGCCTTAGAGCCTTCCGTGGTCCGGATGCTGCCCGAAGAAAGCGTGCCACTTACGCCAAGATCCAGACCGCCGACTGTCGAAGCGTTCCGAATGAACGCCAGGGCGCCGTCAGAGAGCCCGTGGGCGGTATGATCGACCGTGACCGTAGCATCACCGTCCGTCGTATCGAGCTTGTCAGTGAGCGTCGCAGCGGCGCGGACGGGTGTTATGTCCCAAAGGTACGCCTCCGAATAGACATAGCAGTTCGTGTGCGTGCCGAAGGCGATGGGCTTATCGCCGTCTTTGCGCTCCCATGAATGGATGCCGCGCGACTTGCCGGAGAACGTCTGTTCCGTCAGATCCTCATAACCGCCAATAACCTCCGGGTGCGACTTGCCTCCGACGTTCCGAAAGCGCACCTTGTCCGCGTCGATCCACCGGCCTTCAGACAGAAGCGCGGTGTTATCTTTGATGACACCCGGACGAATCGGCAGTTCGATCAGCATTTAGACCGTCCAGAGCATGTTTGAGCCGGAATTCGCGGGCGGGAACGTGCCAGCAAAGCCCGGTTGCATCTGAGGATTGACCGGAGCGCCGAACGAAGCCCCTCCGTAGCCGCCATACCCGCCCATCGGCTGAAAGCCGCTCAGGAGGCCCTGAAGCGCTGGCATGGAACCCCAGCCGCCCTGCATCGGTGGTGTCTGCGGTGTCGGCTGAATCTGCGGCCCCATCCGGTCGTACATATTGACCAGCGTGTTCGCGTCCCAGCCGTTTTGCTGGCCCCACTGCCCGAACTGACCGTTGCTGAAATCGCCGCTGTAGCCGGTGACATCTGCGACCCAGCGATTGCGCTCAGGGTTTGCCCCCCAATTGCGGTTCGGGTCTTGCACTTGCTGCCGGTTGATCGGAAGACCGCCCGTGTTCTGTTGCATACCACCGGACAAAAGCCCGCCACCCCATCCGTACATCATCGATCCTCCAAGGCTTTGATCATTGATTTGACCTGTCCGAAATGGGTGGTCATCGAATTGCGGAGCGGGTCGATCTTGCTGTCCACCCACTGGTTAATCAGGTAGCCGCCGCCGACCGTCAGCGCGGCGCACAGGAAGAAAACGATAACCACATATCGAGCGATGGAATCACGGTCGCCCGGTGTAATGCGGGACATGCGACCCTCCCAAAACGGAGCAAAGGCTGTCAGGCAATTGAACAGCGGGGACCACCTGCGGCCCGTCATGCGGCGCAGTGCTTCGATCTGCTCGTTTGAAACTTCACCGGCCCGAACGATGCACAGTTCTTCGCGAGCCTCGGCAATAAGTGCGTCCGACTTTACTAAGCCCCTGCCCTTGGTAAAACGGAACCACTCACGCCCGACGATGATCGACCGTCCAGCCGTTCCGAATACAACTTCGACAACCGTTCCCGCCCAGGTCTGAGGCGTGCGGGTTACGAGCCGTTTGACGGCCATCCGCCGCTGCTGTCGTTCGTCCCTGCATCAACGTTGATCAGGTTGAGCGCGGAGACATTCGCCGCAGTCCGAACTGCATCTGACAGAACGACCGCGTTCCGAATGATGCCCATTTTGTAAGCGTAAGCCGCATCAAAGAACGCCTGCACTTCAGCATCCGACATCGTGACATTGTGGTTAGACGTGCATCGCCAGAAGCCGCCGTGATGGTTCGTGCCGCCCTTCGCAAACCGCACCTGAACCGCAAGCATGTTCGCTTGATCGTCGTCCAGAATGGCGTATGTGTGCGGGTCCAGAGGATCTTCGCCGGGAATGGCATAGGTAAACCCGGCTGCGACCAGAGCATCGGCTTTGCGATTGATCGCCGCCGCCTTGTCCGCCTTGCGCTCGTTCAGCGTTTTGGTGGGCGTTGACCACGCCTGCCCGGTCCAGACCGGCTCATTGTGCGTCACTTCATTATGGGACGGCTTGCTTTTCCACTCGCCGTCGTTCGTGCTCCACCGCGCGTCTGCATTTGGCTTGTCAGGCACTTCAGCCCATCCGAGCGCGGAACCGACGACAGAGAACCACTGAGCCGGATCGGTGTACGTCTGTCCGTTGTAGCGAACACGATGCGGAAGGCGAAAGACCGGCTGCGCGTTATTCCGAGAGTACATGACCATGCGTCACTCCTACGCGCTATCGGGGAAAGCGGCGGCCGGTATGTCGAAAGCGATGCGGCTTTCGCCCTTCGTGATCCGCAACTCGTCCATGTGGCAGGCAAGCGGCGTCGAGCCGGTGGACGGGTCGTTGCCGATGGCGTGGTTCGTGCCGGAAATCGGCGTGAGCGACGACGTGAAGGTTGCGCCGATTACACCGTCCATCGACAGAAGGTAAACGTTGTCGATTCGGCTGATCTTCACATAGTGCCAAGTCAGATTGCTTGGCGTTCCAAACTCCAAAGCGTTCGCGATGTCGTACGTTGAAGCCGCCGATGAGGAATAGAACTCGATGTTAGTCCCATCCCAATAGACAAGCTGCGCCTGTCGGCTGGACCCGTTGTCTCCTAGATTGAGAAAGGTTCCCGCGCTCGTGGACGTGTTGATGCGGAACCAGAACTCAATGCAGTAATCCGCCGTCAGGTTCAGAACCGCGTTGTTCGGCAGCGTGACGCTATCGCCCGTCCCGTCCAGCAACAGGCTGGCAGTGCCGTACTTGAATTGCGCGGTATCAAGCTGCGCATCGCCTACCGCCGTCAGCGTCAGGCTGTTGCTACTGCTGTCCGTGAACGTGGTTGACCCGTCCGCGCCGTCGAAATGGCAAAGCACGGAGACATCGGCAAACAGTGAATCGACGTTGGACCCGCCGCCACCACCCGCGCCCGTATCCGAGAACCGGACAACGCCGCGCTTTTCGTTATAGCTTGGCATGATCAGGTCGCATCATAGGTTTCATACCAGCCATAACAGGCCAGATCGCTATCAGCCGACGCTTTGCCGCGAAGCACATCACCGGCCTTCAGAAGGATCGGCGCGGGCATGACCTTGGCATTGTCACCCGCCGCAATCTCAGCCGACACAAGCAATTCTTTCGCCGTGTTGCTGTCGCTCGCATCGGTGAAGTCAATCGTGATATCAGCCGCGTTGGTGCCGTCGATATTCACACCGACGACAGACATAACGATGGTGTCCGCCCCTGCGCCCGCCGTTAGCATCCCGGTGAACGTGGACGAATTAAGGTCGCTGTAGAACGTTCCACGCGCCATAGGTCACTCCTTAGAAGCAGGCTGAGAGATAGAAAGCGGTCTTAAGCGGAACCGCGTCCGTGGCGCTGTCAGGCTCGCCAGCGGTCGTCGCCGTACCGGCAGGCCCCTGAGCGCCCGTGTCGCCCTTATCGCCGTTGAAGACCGGCGTTACGGTAATAGCCTCGCCATTCGCAAGCGACCCGTTGCCGTCAACATGCGTGACCGTGAAATCCATGTATCCGGCGTTATCCGTAAGCGCCGACACCGCGTAGATGTGGAAGTTCGCGGGCGTCGCCTTCGACCGAAGGATGATCCGCGACGGCACCGACGACGTGCTGTCGTCCCAGGTCAGCAGCCACCCGGTAACGTCCGCGCCCGTGGCGTCCAGATCGTCAACGTAGATGCCCGTAGCACTGCCCTGCGTCGCGTTGTCCAGGCGCAGCGTACCCGCACCCGGATCGGCGTCCGTGGTCGTTGTGGAGAAGGTATACGAGAGCGCACCCGGATAGGTCTGGTCCGCCGACGTGAAAATGTTCAGGCTGTAGACGTTCGTGCCGTCCGTGTAGACGATGGCCGTCCGCCCCGCCGTCACAGATGCCGAGTTTGACCCGTTGTCGTACGTCACCGCATAAGTGGTCGTGTTGAACACCAGCCACCAGTTAGCGCGGGCTGGAATGGTGATGGTCGGCGCGGCACTCAGCCCGCCATCCGTCAGCCGGTGAATGCGCGGCGCAATCTCGTTCGTGGCGGAATAGTTCGTGCTCGTCAGGGTCTTGTTGCCCGTCAGAGCCATTGCCTCGATGCCCCATAGCGCATCGTCAATCTGGTTGAAGTTGCCGTTCAGACCGTTGCTCAGGCCCCACGTATTGAGGTTCTCGCCAAGCGCCTGAAGCCGCAGCAGACCGTTTGTGGACGGAGAAGCCATATCTTACCTCACGAAACCACGGCGCGGTCTGTCACCCGTCGCCAATTTGTGCCGTCGCTGAAAGCCACCACGGCCCCGCCCGTCTCATCGCTCACGTAGATCATTCGCCCCGGCTCAGTCGCGCTCGGGACCGTCGCCACCGTGTAGCTGGCAAGCTTCGGGATCTGACCCTGCCGGAAATACGTCGCCTGCGTTTCCGACATGAACGGGATAAGCACCCTCACAAGCTGAACCGCCCAAAGCCGCCAATCCGCGAAGTTCGTCGGCTGCGGAATCATATGACCGCCACATCAACGGTCGTGCGAACCGGAGCGCCGTTGTACCGCGCCCGCGCGTCCGCACCCTTCAACTCTGCAAGCGCCCGGTCATAGAGCCCGACCCAGTATTGAAGCCGCTGATCATCACCGAGATACGGTGCCGACTGTGCCAGCGACCCGAAAAGGTAAATGTCCGGGTAGTACGTCAGCAGCCAATTCGTATCGCTGTCGCCCGAAAGCGCCGTGAGCGACTGGTAATAGTAAAGCGTCGCCCCATCCGCCGCCGCAGGGCGCGGGCCGACTTTCACCGTATCGCCTACAATTGTGTAGTGGACCGGCGTTCCCGTCGTGTCGTTCACATAGGTCTGTTCGAACTGTGCGAGCGTCCGGAATTCCAGCGGCGAACGTGGCGTCGAGTTCCACACCAGCGCCCGCGCTTCCAGGTAGTCGCTCGGCAGCGTGGCCGATCCAGCCGTAAACGTCAGATCGGTATTGACCTCCATCCGTCGATTGCGGGCGTCCGTGTTCTTATCCACAGACACTTCGCAAAGCCGGATAAAGTCGGGAATGCGGGCCGTCAGATCCTCACGATCCAGCCACCCGGCAATGGCCGACTTCAACTCAGCGTTTGTTGAGATTGCCATTGCCTACTCCCGAAAAGGAAAGGGCGGGTTTCCCCGCCCTCTTACTTCTTGCCGCCCTTGCGACCCTTGTAGTCCATCATCTTCTTGGCCGCTGCCGACTTGCCGTCCGACCCACGCGAGCCATAGGTCCACGTCATGCCGCCCGCACCTTTGGCGGTGCCGCCCTTTTTGCTACCCTTCATCGATTTCTCTCCTTACAGAGGTTAGATCCCACTCACCCTTCTGCTGCCGGATCAGCTTCGCGCTGTCCCACCAGTAGAAGTCCTCGCCATCGCCGCCGTATTTCCATGAAGGCGGGTCAGGGACCAAAATTCGCACCGGAACGCCAAGCCCGCCCGCAAGGTGGACACCCGACGTTGTGACAGAAACCACCATGTCCAACTCGGCAACCAGAGCCGCCGTGTCGTCGTAGTCCTGCGTGTTTGTCAGGAACGGGAAATGCCGAACCGGCGTGCCGTCGATCTCTCGCCTTGTCTGGTCCGCATCCTTGTATTCGAGCGACACAAACGTTGCGTTCAGGTCTTTCAAATCCGCATACAGGCTATCGAACGTCGTGGACCGATCCGCCCCGCGCGTATCCGGCAAGCCACCCGTCCAGGCGAGGCCCACCTTTTTCCCCGGCAGGCCATCCAGCAACGCCCGCACCATGCGACGACGATCCGGACACGCCTTCAGATGCGGCTTTCCGAACAACTCCCGCTTTGTCCGGAAGAACTTCGGCAGCACCGCCATTGACACCCGCGCATCGGCCCCCTTGACCTCAACGCCGTCCTGTTTCGAATTGATAACCGTCGCCTCGGGAAAGGACCGCTCAAACAGCCCGCGAAGCCGCCGCGTCTTGCTGTCCACGATCACATTGTCCGCAGCGCCGATCAGGTCCGGAATGCAGGAGGAGAATAGGATCTCATCCCCGATGCCCTGCTCCCCGTAGCAGATCACCGTTTCGACGTGCGACCCGTCCCAGCGGACCTCATCGTCATATATCCGTTCCTCACGCTTCGGAGCGCCGATAGACCGCTCCGCGTATTCCCAGCCCTCCGCGAACTTGTGCTGAGCGAGGCACGACATGGACAGGTTGTCGTATGCCGGTCCACAGTCCGGGTTGTCCTCGATCACCTGCCGCGCGACGCTTTCCGCCATCTCCCAATTGCCCAAATTGAGATAGCAAAGCCCGATATTGTTGAGCGAGTGCCAGTCGAACGGATTGGCAAGCCGCGCCTGCTCGAAAAGCTTCAGCGCCCCGCGATAGTCGCCCGACTGCTGGACGCACATCCCCATGCCGTTAAGGCAATGATTGACCGTTAAAGGTGCCTTGGCCTGCCCAGCCTCGAAAACCGAATACGCCGCTCCGTAGTACCCCATCCGCAGAAGCGAGTTTCCCGCCGCATAGAGGCCCTGCCAGGACGCCGGATCGGTGTTCAGGTACCGGCACGCCCAAGCAAGCGCATCGGCTGGCGTATCGCCTTCCAGCGCCTCTACAGAGCGGACCAGTTCAAGCGGAGGCGTCACACCGTCCATTCGGCGGTCCTAAGCTTGCGGAAATCGATGTCGTTCAGCTTGCGGCGCATGTACGCCCAATCCTGTTTGGTGCTCGGATAGTGCCCAAGCTCCTCCGTAAACTGCATCATCACCGCATTCGGGATGGACGCAGCCCGACGCCAGGACTTGTCCTTATTCCAGCCGCCCGTTCCGTCATTCCGCAACGCGGCGTTCTGGTTCAGGATCGGCTCAACGTCCTGCACCGTCTCAATGTGGAACTTGTCCCCATCCGGCACATAGAAGTTGCTCACCCCACGATCTGCGTCATGGGAGAGAAGCCATTTTGATTTTGCCATGAAAGAAAAAGGGGAGAGCCGAAGCCCTCCCCCTCCCTATCGTTTTAGGGTTAGCTGGTGGCCCGGTCAGTGACCTTGCCGGACGACTTCTCGTTGTCCACGATCAGCGTGTATTCGCAGAGCATCTGCTCTTTCTCGCTGTCGCCGGTCTTCGCCAGCTTGTGGGTCGTCATCGGGCGGTACATACCGACACCGAACATGTCCATCTGAAGCGCAAGGACGGTACGCCCACGGCTGAAGCGGTTCGGCACGAATGCCACCTCACCCCAATCCGACACGTACACATCGGTCGCGCCGATGGTCACACCCGGTCCCACCTGCGGATTGTCGCGATACTGCGTCGCGATGCCCGCAAACTTGGAAGCCTGCCGCTTGTTGAAAGCGCCGAGCATGATGACATCCGGATCGCCACCGGCTTCCCAGATGGTCTGCAACAGCGTCTGAAGGTCGCTCTCCACGAACGTCGCGACGACGGTGGAATCCACCACAGCGCCGACATTGCCCGAAGAGAAGCCCGGCGTGGTGCCCGCACCGGAGTTGCCGTTGTAGTTGGACGACAACCAGTTTTCGAGCGCACCCAGAGCCGCACCCGTGGCAGTCGCACCAGCCGACGAAGCCTGAGAGCCCGTCAGAATGGTTTCCATGTCGCGGCGCAATTCAAGGCCCGCCTTCATGCGGATGAAGCCGAGTTCGTTCTGGCGACCGGCAGTCCGTGCGGCCTGAGCCGAACCGGAAACGCCGTACACCTTGTCCGAAATCTGGCAGCGGTTGCCGACACGGACAGTCGGGGAGCGGGCTTCAAGGGTCGCGTCGTCACCTTCAATGGCCTTGTTAGAGCCATTGGCGGCGGCAAGCGTGTCCGTCTGCCACTCGTGGTATTGAGCCATCACCTTCCGCTTGTCGGCGGCGGAATAGAAAGGGGTCTCAGTCGGGTCAACTCGGGTGATAGTGTCCGTAAGATCCTCACGGATACCCACCATGCCGAACGTAAGAACGGCATTAGCTGGAATAGCCATATCCTGTCACTCCATGATGAGCGTCAGAGCTTCCCGAGGATGTCAGCGGCGAGATTCCTCTGCTGGCGTCCGGAAGTCTGACTAAGCTTGTTCAACGACTTTGAAATAGCCTCACGCTTAGGGTCGCTCCGTCGTGCAGTGCCGGGCTTTCGTTCCGCAGGGGCTTTGGGCGAAGAACTCTCCACGGCTTTTGCCTTGCCGATCATTTCATCGTATCGCCGTGCCTTTTCGAGCATGACGTAGATGCGATGGTCGGTGACACGCGAGAAGTCTTCTTGACTGAAGCCAAGGCTTTCCGCCGTCTTCAATAGGGCTACCTCACGCTCGCCTCTCTGCTTGTCGTCGCTTGCGACATCGGCAAAGAGCGGGTGCGCGCGAACAGCCTCCATTTCGGACTGAACGTGCTCCATGTGCTTCTGTTGAGCCTGCTGGTGCTGCTGATACGCGACACGCTGGGCTTGTTCTCGGGCTTCCGAGAGTGCCTTCTGTCGTGCGTCGTATTTTGCTTTCTCTTCAGGCCACCCAAACGGGTCTTCCTGAGCGAGTTTGATCCAGTCCGGCTCTTGCTCCTGCGGAAACTGCTGCTCAATACGTTGCAGAGTTTCCCTCAGCCTTTCGGCTTCTTTCTGACTAGCCGCTTCCAACTGCCTCGCCTGCTCGGCAAGCTGTTGCGTCTTCCGCGTATAGTCGCTCTGTCGCAGATAGCCCTTGGTTAGCTCGTCACGCGTGACCTTCGCCTTTGTCCCATCCGGCAGATCGATTTCGATCTCATCCGATTGGGGAGGCGGGGTTGCTTCAGCGCCTTCCTCGTCTTCCGCGTCTACGTCGCCTTCGGCCTCAATGGCTTCCGGCGCGTCCTCTTCCGTATCTTCTGATACGTATTCACTTTCCTCCGGTGCCGCTTCAGGCGCGTCATCCGAAAGCATTCCGCCTAGAAGGCCCGCAGCCTGCCCAGGCGTAAGCGGACCAGTCCCTTCCGGGGTGTTGGTCTCTGACATGGAAATCTCCATTAAAGGAAAGTGGCGCATCACTGCGATGCAATGGCCTTAGACAATGCCCAAGACCTTCCGCCGACCGTTGTGGGTCGTGCGAATCTCTTCAAGCTCCTTGGTGGCAAGCTCGCCGTCCTGAATCACGCGCCCGATGTGGTCGCGGACCTTGTCCACGATGACGGCGGCAAGAACGAGATTGTGCCGCCCCTTGTCATCGGTCGGCGCACACTGAAGCGTTGCCTCCATGTACTGCTGCCGGACCTTCTGAAAGGCTTCCGCCATCTCAGGATGGTTCACGAACTCCTTGGCACGCTGCCCACGGCGTTCGCGGTCGATCAGGTTGTTGTCGTTCACCGGCTCGTATCCCAATGGTAAGGCTGGTCAAGCGCGGCCTTGATCTGCTGATAGCTTTCGCTCGACGGGTCGTATTCATCGTCCGGGTCAAACTCAGTGCCGAACAGATCCTTGAACCGCCCCGCCGCATTCTCAGACCCAAGCGCCTCAAACAGCGCAGGCGGCATGGCAAGACCACGCTGGCCCTGCTGGTTGTACATAAGGTCGAACGCATCCCGGTAAGTCAGCCGACGCGCTTGGTCGCCCGTGTTCGTGCTGCCGCTAGCATTCGGGTCCGTCGTGTAGACACCGGACGGCGCAATGGCGTTAAAGCGATTGCTGTTCGGGTCGTACTGCATCCCGTTGAGAAGCCCACCCGCGAAGTTCTGGCGAACGTCCTGAAAATCCCGTCCACCGCTGAGAAGCCCGCCGCCGCCATACTCGGGGCGATAGATCGGCAGAGACGGGTCAACAGTTCCCGCCATGGGATAGAGCGGGAAGCCGCCGATGGTCATCGCTGGGTTCATCTCGGCCTCGCTAATGGTCCGTTATGGATGCCGTCGGTTTGTGACCGTTGCCGCGCAAAATCGGACGCGCCTAGCGGGTCTTGAAACGTCGGAAATGCTGTGCCGCTTTGCTGCATATATGAATATGCCGCAGTCATTGCGTCTTCTTCAGATAAACGTCGCGGCCCGTCTCTGGTCATCCAGACGGACGGAATCACCATAAATCCGCCGTTTTGATCCGAAACTGTAATTGTAAATTCCGTCATCTGGCCGCCCCACTCAGGCACGGGGATTGACTCGCCCGGCTGAAGTGGACGCTGCCCAAGCAAACCCCGAGTAACGGGAACAGGCACCATCTCACCATCGCGGGCGGGGTCGTGCCCTTGAATTTGGTCAGCGTGATTTGTCAGCAAGCCCATCTCAATCCGACACGTCGATGTTGCCTTGTCCGTCACGCGAACCGGCCCGCATCTTCGCGGCTTCCAACTCGGCTTCGGCGGCAAGTTCCTGCATCCGGTACTGGTGTTCGAGGTTCATGCGGTCGCGTTCCAGCGCTAGCTTGTTCGAC